TCACTTCAGTTGCTTAACAAAACGCTTTCGGACTTCTTTAAAGCCATTAGATTCATAGAATTTATGAGCTTTCGTTCTAACTTCGCTACTCGAAAGTTCAATATGCGTACACATTTTATCTTTTGCAATAGACTCTACTTCAGTAAGAAGTCTCTGGCCAATCCGCTTCCCACGGTATGCTTCACAAAAATTGGTCACCACCATAAACTGTTCATGAAATAACCACCAAGATGCATTTTAGCTATTTGTAACTGCAATACCACAGCTATGCGGCTGATAAGCGCAAGAATCCCGAAGACGCGGCATTGCCTCCTCAGGTGTAGTCGGTGGTGCAATGCAAAATTACTGGCCGCAAAAACATTTCCTGAATTGGATTTTGATTTCACGTTTCATGATTTAAAGGCAAAGGAAATATCCGATTTAGAGGGAACGCTCGAAGAGAAGCAAGCCATTTCAGGGCATAAGAATACGGCTCAAACAGCAACATATGATAGAAAAACAAAAATCGTGCCAGTGGTAGGCGGACAGAAAAAGTGAGCTTTTATTCAGATTACCAAAATCATGTTAGGAAATGACGTTAGGAACATCTTAGGAATGAGATTTCAGGCACAAAAAAACCGCCCTTTTCAATGCATGTTTAAATGCATCATAGGATGGAGTGAATAAAGCGCCGCGATAAGCAAGAACGTATCAAACGCAAGATGTTTACTAAGCTGCGCACCACCCGTTATATCAAAAACGAATCCAACGCCGATGAAGCCGTCGTTACCCTTAGCGGTAAGGTCAATAATCTGGCGCGAGTGCATCACTACGGCTTGCGCGATAAAGTCACAAAGAACGGGCCAACAGTGAAATACGAACGCCGCCAGTTGCTAGGCTTTACTGACGGCGATAGTGAATGGATTGGGGATTTAGCATTAGAACACATCGCTAACTAGTTATTCCTGCTTAAGTTATTTATTTTTTCTCATTAAATAAAAAATCACTTTTGTCATTAGATATGACAGAATAAGAGCAAGAATAGCCATTTCGTAATAGAGCGCTATCAGAATATTCGTATTAAGAAAGTTAAAATAACTGATTGCATCGCCAAACTGATCGCTTGACAATACCAAGACTAGCACCTTTGGAATAAGGAAGGTCAAGATAACAAATAAAACGAGAAAAGTCCCAAATTTAGCCAATCGCATCATACAGCTCCTTTGTAGTATTTAAAATCCATAATTATAACGTATAGTACACGATTATTAACAATCAATGGAGTGCTAGTTAATGAATGCTTCTATTTATTTAAAAGAAAAGCTAAATACAGATAGTATGTTATCACTCTCACTAGATCGTGGGATAAAAGGAACTATGAATTCTGCCAAGGGAACAATCGAGAGTGTATACAGTGGCGTAGAGAGAGCCAGTTGGTATACATCTTGTTTCTTTGAAAAATATGCGAGTGAATGTCAGGAGATAAAGGCTGAGGATGAAAAAATAATAAAGGCAATATCAGAGATATACAAAAGATCTGATGTTATCTTTGATATGATAAAGCTTTATGTCGAGTATGTCCTTGATAAACATACGCCGCGTGAGAATGCGCAGAGTTCTGCTTATCACTCATCCCATGTGGGTGCCAATCTCGCAGTTTCAATGGCTACAAAAAAATCAATGGCTTACTCTATAGCTAAAACGGTTTCTGGGTCACTCTCTGTATCGAATATTGTTCGAGCGGAAATAAATAAAAAAGGTTTGTTTTTAATTAATGCTGCTGATTTATATGGCAAAGTTCAGGAAGCTGCAAATCATTGACCTTGGGTATTATAATTTATTACGAATCAATAATATAGAAATGCTTTATGTATATATCGATCCGGTTATTTCTAAAGCCATGGAGAAGATACGTTCGAACTCCAATTTAAGTTTTGACGAAATTGTGAATATACTTAATGGCATGGGAAGGTAATGAAAAGGATATTATATAATATATTATTTTCGACGATTCCATTTATTTTTATAGTTTTATTCGCAGTTTTCTATTTAGAATTCATTCCTAATCACTTTGGTAAGCTGACATTAGTAACAATTGTGATTGTATTTTTTGTATCATGTAAAATAATGCCTAATAAATATATCTAAAATCAAAGGATGACTGTTTACAGTCATCCTTTGATTAATTCATGTAATAAGTAGCGCTTCCTTTCTATTATCCTACCCAATACCTCTTATTTTTTCCTTTGTGCCATCCCTCACACAAAACCCATAACATGCCGCACGCGCCCGTAGACGGCACACTGGCCGCATGAATATCCTTATTGCTGGTCTTAAACGCCTGTTGGCTAACATTATCCGTATTGGTATCGTTTCCGACGTCGATCTCACCAACGGATTATGCCGGGTCAGAATAGGCAACCTTGAAACCGATTAGCTCAATTGGTTAACCCTACGCACTGGTCGGGTGCGTTTTTGGTCTGCGCCGTCAGTGGGTGAGCAAGTTATGGTGCTCAGTATCGGCGGTGAACTCACCACCGGCTTTGTGCTGTCCGCCATCTTTTCGGATGCTAATTCCGCGCCGTCACAATCGGCGGATGCTGTGGTGATCATTTTTCCTGATGGTGCTCGCTTTGAATATGAACCGGAAACCAGCCACCTGACAGTAACCGGGATCGCAACGGCAGTGATTGACGCCAGTAAATCGGTGGATGTTATCGCCCCCAATATCACCTGTACTGCCTCGGTAAAAATCACACTGTAGCGGCGTTAAAACATTACCGCGGCGCGTTAATGCGCATCAACACCAGCGCTGCGCCAGAGATTGACTGGCCGGAGTTGCCGCAATAAGGGGTGATTTTAATGGGGGAATTTTTGTCCTAATTTGGGATTAAGTCTGTGCTCAATAGAGACCCATGGAGCTAATATTGTATTCAGTGAAAACGCTATGAAACTCCTTTAATTACACCTGTAACTCGTTATTTTAACGTGGGAAAATGTTTGTCCTAAAGTGGCGTTGCCTAATTGCTCGACAGAATCTCATCGGGTTATAGTCACACCGCAGCGGTAAAATCCTTTACCGGATTTGGCAGTCCGGCATAGACCAAAGCGCATGATATAGATACGGTTACATGGTAATAAGCAAGAAATGGTGAGCTGGGTGGGGGCATTGCAAGATGCACCGGTTTCTTGGTGGCCGGTAGTTCCAACCTCGCTCAGTTCACCACCCATAGAGATGAAAATCTCAAGATGGTGAGTATCAACACCGTCAACTGAAAAAGACTAATAGCAACTCGGCGTAGTACAAGGAAGCACTGATGGCAATTGCAGAATCACTTGAACTAGAAGGCTATCTGAAAGGATACACTGAAAGCTATCAGGAAAGTCAGCGGGAGACGATACTGAAAATCGCCCGGTCTTTACTGGCCGAAGGTGTTGATCGCACTCTGGTAAAGGAAGTCACTGGCCTACGTGATGAAGACCTGACGCAATAACGCGTTAACCCCCATTCTAATGGGCGATGTTGTGTTAGACGTTGCCTTATTTCTGCCAGTTTTTCGCACCCTATTTATTCCGCTCTGTGATTGTTTTTTCTCTCTTATTCATATCGATAACTCATTATTTTAAATAGAAAAAATGTTTGTCCTAAAGTGGTACGGAGTGATTGCTCACACTGATACCCATGACTATTATCGCCCGATGAAAACGACCCCTACACCCCATGATGCACTTTTTAAAAATTTCGTCACCAAACCCGAAACGGCTTATGATCTGCTGGATATTCACTTGCCACCCGCCCTGCGGAAAATCTGTGACCTGAAAACACTGCGGCTGGAGTCGGGCAGCTTTATTGAAAATGACCTGCGAGCCTACTACTCTGACGTGCTTTACTCACTAAAAATGCAGGGACAGGATGGCTATGTTTACGCGTTGATCGAGCATCAAAGTTCTCCCGACAAGCATATGGCTTTTCGCCTGATGCGCTATGCCATCGCCGCTATGCAGAGCCATCTTGATGCCGGACACGACAAACTGCCTCTGGTCATTCCCATGTTGTTCTATCATGGGATGGTCACGCCGTACCCGTATCCCATGAGCTGGTTACAAGCATTCAGTGCACCCACGCTTGCGGAGGAAGTGTATGGCGGCAACTTTCCGTTGATTGATGTGACCGTTATCCCTGATGACGAAATCATGACACATAAGCGTGTCGCCTTACTGGAGCTGTTGCAGAAACACATTCGTCAACGTGACCTGTCCGAATTATCGGATGAACTGGTCAGGTTGTTATCGAACGGTTACACTAGCAAAGATCAGCTAATCTCTGTGATACATTACATACTACAAAATGGTGACACGGCTGAGCCGGAAAGGTTTATCCGCGATCTGGCCCACCACCTGCCACAGCACGAGGAGGAACTTATGACGATTGCACAGAAATTGGAATATAAAGCCCATCAAGCAGGCCGAGTGGAAGGGGTACAAGAAATGGCCCTGAAGATTGCCAGCTCGATGCTCGCTAATGGTTATGACCGCACTGAAGTCATGAAGTTGACAGGTCTAAGCGATAAAGAACTGGCACAAATTTGCCATTAAGTTGCTAGCTAAATCCCTACTTTTAACAGGCGATGTTGCCTTAAACGTCGTCTGCTTGCGCTGTTTATTACCCCTTTCCCTTTTTCTTCCTTACTACTTGTTACCTCTTCCATCGTTTAAAGCATCACCGCGATAACTCACTATTTTTACAGAAAAAATGTTTGTCCTAAAGTGATGCTGGCTGATTGCACGGCAGAACGTCGCTGGGCTATAGTCACGCCGCAGCGGCAAAATCCGCTGTCGGGTTTGGAACCCCGTTTTCAACAGGGCGCATGACTGCCTAGTCGGTTATTATGTGCAGGCACGGCTACATCTGTAAAACAATGGTGAGCTGGGCAGGGGCATCGAAAGATGCGCCGGATTCTCTGTTGACCGGTAGTTCCAACCCTGCCCAGTTCACCACCCATAAAGAGATTGGAACCTCAAGGTGGTGAGTTTAAAAACTCATACAGAGAGGTAGTCATCATGGATTTGACGACTAAACGCCTATCATTATTTACCAGCAATATCATTGTTATTCCCACACCTGTTTCTTCATCTGCCCCTCTGCTACCGGAGGTGCGCTATGTACGATGACACCCCTGCGAAGTAGAAGAGCTTATCGACCACTGCCGTGCGCTGATTTACGCCATCGTTACCCTTGATCGTGCCGATGCTAAAGAGGTTCTTTCTCTTATTTTGTGGCAGCAAATTGATGCGTTGCACAGTACTTATCTACGGGACAGCGAGGAGCCACTCGAAGTAGTGTACGCCCTCTAACACAACAGATAGGTCACCACTGAAATAGATTTATTGACGGTGAGCCTATCCACAATAATCTTGAAGCTGTAGGAGTTGATCCGTAAATACAATGAGATATAAAGGTTACACCGCAAAAACCGGCTACAACACGAAACACTGCATAATACTAATATTCGTGATGTAGTCGGTTTTCATGCAGATAATATCGCTGATCTGCGTATCTGGTTTTTTGTGTCATCCCTCACACAACCCCATCACCTGCCCCACGCGTAATTATCCGGCATCATAGTATCCGGCATCATAGCGAATGAACGCTTAACCGGAGAAAAACGCATGTCTGCAACCGATTACCACCATGGTGTGCGCGTCATTGAGATTAGCGAAGGCACTCGCCCGATCCGCACTGTCAGTACGGGGTGGTCGGGATGGTCTGTACCTCCGATGATGCTGACGCCACCCTGTTTCCACTCAATACCCCGGTATTACTCACCGATGTGCTGGCCGCCAGCGGCAAAGCCGGTGCAACCGGCACATTGGCCCATTCACTGGATGCCATCAGCGACCAAACCAAGCCACTCACCGTAGTTGTTCGTGTGGCGCAGGGTGAAACCGAAGCTGAAACCACGTCAAACATCATTGGTGGATCCACACCGGATGGCCGCTATACCGGCATGAAAGCGCTGTTAACCACGCTCATGCCGTGATTGTCCCGGCTTATGCCGCTTCCAGCCATCACTCGCATGTTCAGGCTTATGCTTATCACAGTAGCCCGTTATATCAATAGTTAGAGCTGCGCAGCCGCTGTGCCTACAGGGCTTCTTTATTCTTGGGGGCATCATAACATCTGGTGTTAGGTGCAGTAGCTCGAACGGTCAGTGGTAGTATGACGGCAACCATGCTTACATCAGGCTCGCGGTCGCGGTATTGTGGGTGGCATGGTATTACTCAAAATAGAAAAGCCTCGGGCTATGCCGAAGCTCTGAAATACTTGCTAAGATGTCTCGATGGCTTGGTATTACTATTTCTTTTAACGAGTTTTTTGCATGCATATTGATACAAAGTATCGACTATTTCTATTCATCTATCTAACAGCAGCCTATGCTGCCGCTATCCCAGCAATCTATCTGGTACTAGATCTGATTATTGGTGGTGCTCTGGTTGATATATGGAAAGGTGAATACTCATTTTTTGAGTTTCTTACAAACAGAAAAATAACTTGTTTCAAGCTTTCTGCTGTCGGGGGCTTGATGGGACTAGCTTACTGGTTAGCTTTCTACAGAAAGTACAGATACTTCGATCCACTAGATAAATATTTCAAATGAAAAGCCACCAGCTTATAAGGCCAGTGGCTTGGATTGTTCGTTAGATGACAGCGCTCAGTATAGTATACTATACCGTTCAAGGAGTACCGCCTTTGCCACTACAACTAGAGAAGAGAACGCCTAAACGCCCTACATCAATCAACGATCTGGGATTTTGTATTATTGATGATGTGAACAGTCTTTAGCTTCCATGATGGAAAGCATTGCAGGGGCGGTAATCTGCATTATGTGGTCATGCTCAACTGCCAAGATACTCTTTTCCTTCTTCCTCTCATTCATCAGGCGACTGCCAATAGTACCTTTCAATTTTGACCGAGTTTCTTTAATAGCAAACCGATGCTGCATTTCCTCACCGATAGACATGCGGCGATTTAGTTGCTGGAGAATGGTATACTTATACAACAGAGCAAAACTGACATTGCCCAAATTAAAGCTTGGGCACCTAGGCTGCATGAGTCTATACGGCAGGCGGGTACCCTTCCTCTAAACCACGGTGTTATGAGTATCTATTTGTTACACCAGCAATCGGGATCACGCTTCACCCGCGATAGTTTTAACGCACACTGGATGAAAGCAAAAAAAGCGGCTGCTGTGAAATATCCAGAACTGGAGTTTAATTTCACGTTCCATGATCTGAAAGCAAAAGGTATCTCAGATCTAACTGGTTCGCTATATGACAAGCAGGCAATCTCAGGGCACAAAAACGCATCACAGACCGCAAGATATGATAGAAAAATTAATATTGTTCCAGTTGTGGGCGGGCAAAATGTGGCGAAGTGATATGGCGAAACAATGGTGAAAGGTGATTTTGGGCACAAAAAAACCGCCTCTCGGCGGTTAACGACATACTCATACTACTTTGTTTTACTTAGAATATTTTCCATGGTGCCCGGGGCGGGACTTGAACCCGCACAGCCATAAGCCGAGGGATTTTAAAAATTTGATGCTACTTTTTAAAATCAATAAGTTAAGTGTATTCAATAAGTTATAAATGTGCATGTTTAGCTATATTTGCGCAGGGTTTGTTTTTGCTGCCACTAAAATTCACTATTTATCATTCAATAACTAGCTTGTCGTAGGGGTTTAATGCGATGGCCGCATCCAAGTGGTTAGGGGCAAAATGTGCATATCTCATCGTCATTAAAATAGTGCTATGACCAAGAATTTGTTGCAGCACTAAAATGTTTCCGCCGCCCATCATAAAGTGACTAGCAAAGGTATGTCTGAGTACGTGTGTGCGTTGCCCTTTAGGCAACTCAATAGCCGCCCTTTTCAATGCATGCTTAAATGCATCATAAGATGGAGTGAATAAAGCGCCGCGATTTTTTGGTATACGTTTAAATAGTTTTTCAGATATCGGTACGGTTCTGTTCTTTTTGCCCTTAGTATTAATATAAGTCACACGGCTAGGTAATATCTGCGACTGTTTCATATCCTGCGCCTCTCCCCACCTAGCACCTGTAGCCAAGCAGAGGCGAACGATAGTTCCCAAACTTTTATTTTCCGACTCATCACAGGAGACTAAAAGCCGCTTGATTTCATCTTGGGACAGAAAGGCCAGCTCTTGATCGCCCTCGCTAAATTGCCGGATACCATCAAGCGGGTTACTTCCCTCCCACTCGCCAAGTCGCTTTAATTCTGAAAATACAGCATGTAGGTATGATTGTTCGCGGTTAACAGTGGCCTCTTTTACAACAGTGCGCCCTTTTGCTTGCCATTCACCATTCAGCCGCCGCTCCCGATAAACAGCAAACATATTTTTATCGACATCTGCCGCTAAGGGTTCCCCCATTCGCTCGCAAATAGCCAATAATTTAGTTTTACGAGACTCGCCAGAAGATAGGGTTTTACCGTGCATTTCATACCAGCGCTCAACTAATTCATTAAGCGTTACCGCGCTGACACCCAACCCCGTATCTTGCTTATTGACCATCATGCGACGTTCGTATGAAAGAGCTTCGCCTTTAGTGGCAAATTGCTTACGTATCCGTTTACCCTCACGGCCATAAGGGAAGCATTGGCAAAGCCATTTTCCTGAAGGAAGTTTGTTAATCGCCATCTATAAAGCCTCCCTGTTTCATATTATTAATCTTTCACACAAGTATCTAAAAATTGCTTCCCAAAATCAGTTATTTCTAATGATTTGTATTCAATGCTTATTTTTGATTCAAATCTTCCAGTCGAATCATCAATGGATTTTATAAAAAATGGAGAGTCAAGTGTTTCTTTATAAATACTTTTATCTGTGTACTCACGGTCTATGGGAATTACACAAATACCCAAGCGGCATAGGTTGTCAATATAACTATTTATATTTTTTAAAATATCAATTCCGGCTTTTTCACCAAATAATGAGAAGTTTTTTTGGTGAGCAATTTCGCCTCCATTTTTTAATTTAAAATTCCCACTAAGTAATGGGAGTGCTTGGTCAATCAAAAAGTAATTTAACAGTTTAGCTTCATCAGAAGTTAACTGTTTAATGATGTCAACGAATGAAGGATGCGCAGAATTAGCAGTATCTTTATTCATTGAGGAAGCTAATAAATTTGCATAAAGATTACTTAAACTTTCATCGTGACCTATATATTTTAATGCTTCTAAAGCTGGCCCTGCCACATTAGGTTTTGGTGATATTAAATTTTCAGGTGGTACATCCTTTAATTTTTCTGCAACTTTAGTAGAAATAAAGTCTTTGATTTTATCGTATCCCCAGACCATAGCGCTCACTGGTGCTAATACGATATGTATCGTTTTAGCTACCGTCTGTAGTGCTGAGCCAACCTCCTGAGCTGCTGGTTGCAGAACATCCTGATATACTGGAACAGCTTTAACAATACCAGCTACTGCATCTGCGGCATCTCTAATTTTATTTTCTTCGCTCATGGTAGCTCCCAGATATTTTCTGTATTAGTTAGTTATTAGTAATATATTTGAAAAATGTATCGAGGCCAACTCCGCCCTGATCATTATAATAAATCTGCTTGTATTCTTTAGACGTCTCATCATGTCCATACTCATCAGATATAGTGAGTTCAGAAAAATCAGTAACGGGTATAAATTTCTGAATATCTTTTAATGCTTGCGCTCGAGATTTTGTAATAGTCACTTTATCTGCAATCAAATAATCATTTTTACTATAAATTTTAGGTATGGCAGTTACGGTGATTTTATCTACACCCGTGTGAATGAAGCTACGATATATGCCATAGATCGCTGCTCTTTCTGTTTGTTCAGAAATCACTATTTTTAGATCATTCGGAAATACTTCTGGAGATAATTGGATATGAAGAGGTTTTTTTGAAATTACTTTAAAAGTGCCATTGTCAGTAGAAAAATCATTAAACTGTTGAACCATATCTGGAACAGATGGGAATTTTGTCGGGCCATCGGCATAGACGACACTGGAAAAAACCACAGTGGATGCAATAAGTAATTTATTGATTAACTTCATTATAAGAAACCTCCTTATTCGTAATAATTATGTTTATTTGCTATTTATTGTTAGCCAATTTATTCGGCTTCGATTGCGCGAACGCATCGCCAACCGCCTGTATATTTAGCCTTGCCGAGTCATCCATTGCTCGGTAATTCTCTACTAGTTTCAGCTCTTCTGTAGAGATAGTATCTGGAGGGGTTCGTTTCCCAGTCAGTATATACATGACGTCTAAACCATACTGAGCATTCAACAATGCGAGTGTGGCAGCATCAGGTACGGTTTCCCCTCTCTCATATTTGCCCCAAGTTCTGGTTGAAACACCAAAATTTGTCGCCATAGCCTCTTGGCTTTCACCCGTTTTTTCCCTTTCCTCACGCAGTCGTGTGCCAATTAGGAATAATAATTCCTCTTTTTTATTTGACATAGGAACAATACTTCCTTAAATTGTGTTGTACAGGAACTTAGTGGATCACAATATACCATTATGAAACAAGTCGAACATGATCAACGCTCGCGATTACCGAAAGGAATCGCCTCAAAAAATCCTACCCCCATGCGTTTATCTGATGGTGAACGCTCTGAATTAGAAGCACTTGCAGCAAAAGAAAGTCGTTCAATTTCCAGTATGGCCCGCTTGGTTTACTTGCGCGGGATCGCTGCTATTCAGGCTGATTGATAAGGGGAAATTATGGGTAATGTCACCATTAATATCACCGTACCCACGGGCTATGTCTCTCTGAAAGAGTATGCCGTAATGACTGGTATTCCTTTTGCTACCTGCCGGGGAATGGTGCGTGATGGCCGGATTATTATTCGTCCGAAAATTAAGGCCGGTGACAAAGTTGAAGTTAATTTGGTCGCTATGTTGAAAGATGCCATAGCCAATAGTTAGGGGAAAATACAATGTACGCCTTAACCATTATTAGCCGCCATTCATCTGCCTATCGTGGCTTTGTAATTACTCATCGCCCAAGAACAGTTATTAATCCTATTGCTCGCTATGAAGTATTTCTGGGTGAACAATCTTTCGGTTTACTTGACGCCCAAGCACTTGCAACGGGCTTTATCGATCAGTTGTACACCGAACGTGAGACGGGAGTAGCAGCATGAAATCACCTTGCCTACAGATAGCTAACGCCATACTGCGAACGCATATGGCCGATATGGGAGAGTTAACCCGACGTGCAGTAGAGAAAAATGGCGTCTTTTCCCTTAAAGCAAATCTCCATGCCCGTGAAAAAAAATCCATCGCAAGTAACACCCTTGCGGGCTTAAGCATGATTACCGCCATAGCGTGGCAGTTAGGTGAAAACGAATTAGCCACTTTCCATCAACTGAATGCCGCAACGCAGCAGTTCCGTGAGTCAGGCGTGATACCTCAATTTTTCAATGAAGAGGTGCTGACATGCCGGGGCAACTAATTGAATTGACCGGAGGCGCATTAGTCGTGCTGATAGTGCTGGTCTGGATTGCAGTGTTGTCTGTCCGCGCCGTAATTCGTGATCACCGCCACCGCACCAGTATCAAAAAAGAAGTAGCACGCAAAGCGCGTCTGTAAGTTTAAACCGCATTAATTGTTCTCCCGTGAGGTGCGAATAATGGAGCAAATAAATACCGATGAATCACCACTCGCAATGCAGGAATGGAATCAAAAAGTAGGTTTACGGCATTTAGACCGCATAAAGGAACTATTTAAAAAAGATCCAGATGAAGAGTTTGAGCGACGTTTGGAATCATTAAGTCGGGGAAAAACCAAAGGAATTATTTATTATGCAGCAGCGATAAAGAAAGACAGTCACGAAAGAAAATTTCGCGAGTTGGAATATCACGAAAGAAAAGCAGTGCGTAAAGCTGCTTTGGATTTATGGGTTGATTTAAATTCAATTCCAAAAGACTTATTATAAATAACTTTTAGCGGGTTATTAAATATGGCGCATTTATCGCGTCGGGATTCCTATTATCTAAAGTTAAGGACTCGAATATGACGAGTAAGAAAATTGAAAACGCTGATTTACTCAATGATGCCCTGATAAATGAACGTAGGAAACAAGCAATACTGACCTCTGAGCTTCTGGAAAATCTGGCGAATGTCATTATTGCTCGTGCTTTATGCGTTAAAGAATCGGTGGAATTGCTGCGCCAGGAATCCGATAAAATCCAAAACCAAATAAATGAGTAAGCGGCCGATGACAATAAATCGCTCCCCGCTGAAATGGGCAGGTTCAAAGGCTCGTATTATGCCAACTTTGCTTCAGCATTTGCCAACGGGTAAACGGCTGGTTGAGCCGTTCGCGGGCTCCTGCTCTGTCATGCTGAATACGGATTATGAAGAATATCTGATAACGGATATCAATGATGATCTGATTAACTTCTATGAAATCGCTAAAAGAGAAACGAGCGACTTAATCAATGTGGCTTTCTCACTGTTTCTTACGGCTAATTCCCACGAACAATATTATATTTTCCGCAAAATATTTAATGCACGAAACCGTGATGATATATCCAGAGCAGCAATCTTCCTTTACCTAAATCGCCACTGTTTTAATGGTATTTGTCGCTATAACCAACAAGGGCAATTTAACGTCCCCTATGGCAAGTACAAAGCGCCCTATTTCCCCGAAGCCGAGATCCGTTTTTTTGCTGAAAAAGCCAAGAAAGCGACCTTCTTATGTTGTGATTTTTCCGAAGCACTGGAAATGGCTGTTGCGGATGACGTGATTTATTGCGATCCGCCTTATATCCCAGTATCCAGCACTGCTGATTTTACCCATTATCACACCGATGGTTTCAGCGCTGATCAGCAATTTCGTTTAGCTCGCCTACTGGCAAGGGCCGCTGAAAATGGCTGTCACGTTGTGGCTTCCAATAGTGATACCCCTACCAGTCGCGATCTCTATAGCCGCTACATCCTCCACTCGATTACGGCTCCGCGCTCTATCAGTTGTAAAAGTAATGGCAGAAAAAGCACCGGAGAAATTATTGCGACGATTCCAGCACAATTAGATGAGTGAGCGCGCTAGTAATCTCATGGCTCCCACGCCACCGCTGCCTTATCCGGGCAGCGGTGATGTTTCTATTGAATGGGCCTATCCGTGGAATGCCCCGCGCCCCGCGATTAGTGGCTACCAATCTTTAGCGCCGGCCGCCGTGGTAGAGAAACCAAAATCGCACCCGCTGGTTATTCGCTATATAAAACGCCTGAATGCACTGGGCTATACCGAACTACGGGAGCCTAATCAAACCTTACTCAAGATGCGCAGGGAGCGCGCCGAGCTTGAACGCGCAATCTACTTCCGCGATAAACAGCAATGGGCGGATTCACCACAAGGCATAGAAGCCCGTATTGACGAGCAGCCTATGTTTATTAAGTCTCACTTTCAAAATAAAATTAGATGGTTACGTGAAAATCATGGCGATAAACATACCAATGCATTCTTAACCGGCACCGGCAAGAATGCATTGGTACGTCTGGACGCCGTGCGTGAATATCAGGGCGTTAGCCAAGGACATATTTCTGAGCTAATGGCTTATTTTCAGGGTATCTATAGCCACCTTGCCGAACTGAGCAAGCGCCGGATTAAGTCGCTAGCGAATGATGTTGCTGGCCGTATCAATGAAATGTTCTGTACTGAGGTATCAACACCCACCGAAGAAACGCGCACATTATCTGATGCCGAGCTGTTGACCATTTATCGCAATATTGCGCTTGAGGTGTGGTCTTTACGGGTCAAACCGTCTCATTGGCGTGAATTGGGGCCGAAGCCCGGCCAGCCTGATGAGCCCGTCGATCGCACAATCTATTATTCCGCTATTGCCCGATTGATTAATCCCGATTGGTGGGAGCGTAAATTGTGGCGACTGCGTAATGACTGGCGAGAAAGCCAGTTGCGCGCCGCCGGCATGATTCATAAACGCGCCGCACCTTATGTCAGTAAAGAAGCACTGGCCGACTGGATAGAGCAAAAACGCCGAAACCGTGAATTCTTCAAGCGGCATGAATTGGTTGATAATGAGGGTAACACTGTTTCTTTAGAAGCGATGGTGGATGCCAGTATTAGCAATCCCACGATTCGCCGCCATGAGTTAATGGCGCGCATGAAAGGGATCGAGCTGGTTGCACAGTCGCGTGGTGATGTCGGGGTGTTTTACACCATCACTTGCCCGTCTAAATACCACGCTAATAACCAAAGCGGCCATGCCAACCCCAAGTGGAACCACAGCACACCACCACAGGCACAATCATACCTCACCAAATTGTGGGCCAACATCGGTTCAAAACTGGGCCGTGAAAATCTGCGCGTTTATGGTTTTCGTGTTGCCGAGCCGCATCATGACGGTACACCGCACTGGCACTTACTGCTATTTATGAAACCGCAAGAACGCCACGCCATCACTGAGATTATGCGCGCCTATGCCGTCAAAACTGATCGCACCGAATTAGGTAAGCGCACCAGCGCCCGGTTTACCGCTAAGCGGCTTGATCCGAAGAAAGGCAGCGCCACCGCCTATATCGCTAAATACATCAGTAAAAATATTGATGGATACGCGCTGGATGGCGAACTAGACCATGAAACCGGCAAGCCGCTGAAAGAAACGGCCCGCTTCGCTATGGCTTGGGCGTCACGCCACCGTATCCGCCAATATCAGCCAATAGGCACACCACCGGTGACCGTCTGGCGGGAGCTGCGCAAGCTGAGCAATCAACTGGTCATTACGCTCAAGATTTCCGGCACCTATCAGCGCGGTAAGCCGTTATTGGTCGATCCGGCAATGGATGCCGTCACCGCCGCCGCAGATGCGGGCTGCTTTGCTACCTACATCATGAAGCAAGGCGGCGTACTGATCCCGCGTGAGGATTACACCGTGCGCATCGCCTATCAGGACAATGAGCAGCCCAACGCCTACGGTGAAATCACCGAGAAGATTTTCGGCATCTATTCCCCGCTGTTAGGGGAAGCATCCCGAATTTGTACCCGTTTAAAAAGCTGGAAGATTGTCGCCTGCAAAAAGGTGAAACCCGCCGTTGCTGTGGGGGTTGATGTTTTTCAGGACGGCCCCGCCGTCCCTTGGAGTTCTGTCAATAACTCTCCGCTAGAGCAAAAAACAAGCGAACCGGATGAGGTAATAGACAGAACATTAGAAGAAAAAATAATCGATTTCACCGCGATCACTGATGCAGAACGCCGGGCCTTACTGCGCAGGATAAAAAACGCACCGGTAGCAACGATTAAAACCAATCCATTGACGCCAGCCGAGGAATTATCGCGCCAGGTATCAGCCGAAAAAGCCGTCCAGCGGCAAGAAAAAACCGCACAGCTGGCACCAGTGACAACAAAAATCCGCGATTTTGCCGAGTCAATCGGGCTTTCCATTAGCAAGCAGCAAGCGCAATCACTGGCTTGTGGCGCAACGTTGACCATCGGTGGTCAGAACTGGCGGGCAAGAGAGGATTGTTGTTTGTACCAGTGCCAACCAACCACCGCCCAGCGGGTATTTAGCGTCATGAGCCGGGTGGCGAAATTACGAGAGGGAGTAAACCGTGAAAGTCACCAATATTAATTACACCGACACCCTTTGCACATTGTCAGCCGATGAGCAGCGAGTTGCTCAAATGCTTGGCGATGCATGGAATCAATATTTACAGCTTTCGACTGAACACCCCTGTGAACGTGACGAGTTCTGCCGAGCCATTCACGCTTGCCAGAGGATCATATTGGCCCGCCCGGCAATTCGCGGGCTGGCTGAAAAGGGTCAGGGATATAAAAAATGATGACAGCAAGTGACCGTAAACGCGCCCAGCGCCTGCGTGATAAAGAATTAGGCATAACTACCCTTACCCTGCGTTTAGATGCACAGGAATTGGCTATGGTGCTGGAGGGATGCGAGCAGCGCCGCATTGCTCGCCAACCTTATGAGGTAACCGAGTATTTAGCCAGCCTGATCCGCCAGGATAATAGGCAACTGCATAAACAACTTGCCGAATTGAGGAAAAGTAGCTGTAAGCGGTGCGGGGATACGCTGCCAGGTGATAAGGCGGGTTGCTGCTTGCAGGGAGATTCGGAGTGTTGGCAGACATTGGGGTATAGGAGGTTGATGTTTAAGATACTGTAGATATAATAACTTAAATGAAATTAATATGGTGTATATATATGTATATTACAAACAATAGTAATCAATTTTCTACTCAAATTAAATCATATTTATGATGTAAGGTGAAACATGAACGGGCAGTCAGATATTGCAATATACATGTCAATAGGTAGCTTAATTGTGGCTTCCATGAGCTTTTTTTTCACTTTAAGGCAGTCAAGAGTTCAAAGAAAGAATGAACGAATAAGAGTCTATGACAAAATTTATCATGAAGCATCAGAGCTACTGCTTTATCACTATAAGAATATTTCCACAAAACCATATACAAATGATGATAAAGATATTCAGCGGTCAGTTAATGAATATGCTAATTCACACTGGATAGAGCAAATGTACGGTCATGGTTTTTATATTCCTGAAAACTTAACTACAGAAAAAGAGAGACAAGAGTATATTAATAAAGTAAGAGATGAATATAGCAAGTATCAGCATGACGCTAATTTTAGTGGTTTTGATGATTTTATAAATTACCAATCACCTGTATTACATTTAAATAATGATGATTTTTCCCAAAGATTTAAACGTCTACTAGAGCATGTGAACGCCAATTTATCATATTTTAGCCCTGAAATAATCGATTGCATTGAGGAAATGAGACTAGTTTCACCAGATAAAGTCAAGAATGACTATATAGCATTAAAAAGAGTTAATCTAAGTGCGTGTGAATCAATAAATGAAACAGTTGATGATCCATATCTTAAGTTACTATTATGCGTCAGATCTGAGTATAGAAAGTTGAACAAAACATTTAAAAATAAATGTGGCGATATTTTATTTTTAGTGAAATTTAAAGTATATAGCTTATCAAGGATGTTTCGTAGGGATAAATATCTAGATTATTAAGTATCGAAAGAAAGGGTAAAAGAAAAGGCTGGCTGACATTACTATAATCATAGTTAACTGTCAGTTAATAAATTGTTATGTGAATACCTCTAGCCACTAAAGCATAAGCCCAGAAATTTTACCATGATAATATTTAGATGAACTATGAAGATGAATAGACGTCCGTCACATTGAATATAATACAAAACCCACTTAATTTACCCTCAAAATCACCCCGCACAAAATCGCCTCTACGCCACACAGAGAGGCGCTTTTTTATTTCACCTCCCATGATGAATCGTTTCGAGCCAAAAAGACAGGGTGCCGCAGGTGCATTCAGGGGGTGATTTCGGGCATATATGAGGAGGATTGAAGCACCGTTCACACCTCTTTCCGCGCGCTCCCCCCGCCCGCGCTTTGTGTGACTAAATATTCAGTTTTTATGCAGTTAGAAAGAGGCTAAAAACCCAGTATTGGCGGGGCTTAGATAATGATTAGGGGGTGAATAGAATGATGCGGATTGTTGCGTCTTGAACTTGCAGGGCTGTAGTGGTCAGCTTACTAAACAATTTGAGCAATTATCACAGATTTTCGAGGTGGCCGTAGCGGCTTGCTCTTTTAAAATCGTGACATGGCACAGAAACAAAATCAAGAGCCTTGTGACATGTCACAGAAAGTAAAATCCGTGGGATGTGACAAGCAGTTCGGGAACACTTAGTATAAAATGTTGGGCAATTATTATTTTAAAAGGAATCTGACAAATGGCATCAATACTATTTTCACTTTTAGGTGTACTTATAGGAACTATTGTACCTTTTGTTGTTTATCGACACACAGTGTGGAAAGATAAATACAAATTGGACATCGAATTAATTTCTGAGTATGAAAAAAAACCATGTAATAAATATCTGGTTGAAAAGCTGTTTTTCTGGTTAACAAGAGCGCAAGGTGTCACATTTAATGAAATTTGTTCATTACTCAACTCACAACATCCATCAAGATCTGTCTCGTTTTTTGAAAGTGCACGGTGTTATTTAAAGACTTGCCATATAATCAATGAAAATTCCGCCGTATATGCAAAGGGTTTTGAATCTAAAAGAGAGAGGATATTCCAAAAAACAAGCTATGTTGTTTTATATTTAATTAGTTGTTCTGTACTTGTCACTGCTTACACATTCATAACCAGAAATAAAATAATAGCCAATGCAGATATTTCTTACTCAAACCTAACTTTAATTAATGAAAGTGGAAGCATTATACTTTGGGTGTTTTTATCACTTCTCTTTCTTGCGATTGCATTCCGCAGTTTATCTATTTGGAACAGCATTAATATGGCTGAAAAATTCATCGAATACTTCAACAACCAGCCCAATGAACTTCACAGCCCTATTGAAAATGAATCACCTATTAGTACAGAGCTAGATAGTGCTGAAATATCCCCTAACTAGTTAGCCCGCAGAAACCAATAAATCATAGGGGCGGAACCTCACCACTTCCTCCCCAACCCAGTCATTAATTTCCATCAGTCTTTCTTGCAGGGGGGCCAGTTCGTTAATGGCAAATACCCGTGCGGCTTTCTCTACATCACCAAAGCCGCCGGTGTTGTTGGGTAAAATGCCCATCAATTGGGGTGGCACCCGTTGCATCGCTAGCTGGTCGTCGCGGGTGACATTCTTAATGCTGGCAAACTCATCTTTAGCCGCCACTTCTGCTAATGGGATCACCTGTATGCCGTCTTTTTTACCCGCTGGGGCGTACATAAACAGATTGCGGAAATTGCCCGGCCCTTTGGACTCTTTCAGCGCCTTGCGTAAGGCGTCGATATCCTCCTGTTTGTGGGCGGCGTCGTTCATATACAGGATAAATCCGGCGTGACTGCCATTCAGGTAATATTTGCGGCGAAAGAGTGTTGCGGCTTCATTCAGCCAAGTGGAGTTTAGCGAGGCGAGATATTCAGGAACGCCGTAGATCTCTTGGTTAATATCCGGGTCTAGCAGGTGAAAAACGCTATTTGCTTCAAAAGGGTGTGGGTTGGCATAGGATGAGACATACCAATAGGTGTCCGCCTCCACGCCTCGGCGGGTGTATTTGGCCGGGCTGGGTACCAGTTTCATGATGCCACCCAGCCGATTATAGCGGGCCTCTAAAAACGAGTTGGCGAATACCAAAAAATCCAGCGCATAGCGGCTAAAATCTTGCTTTGAAAGCAGGCGGTGCGGCTCAAACAGGCTAACCAGTACATTACGTTTCATATAGATAGGCGAGCTGTGATGCACCGCTGCGCGAAAGGATTTCGCCAGACCGTTAAATGATACTGGCGGCTCATACCAGCGATCCATCACTGCACATTCCAGATAATCCAGAATATCGCGCCGATCCATCATCGGGATCGGGTCGTCAAAAGTAAACGCCTCAGCTTGTGGGGGGCTATTGCTCGCCATCGCTGTTGTCACCTTGGCCAAGCGGGTTTTCCTGTTGCGTTTACTCATTAATATATCTCCATCACACTGGTGTTATTGCTGTTAATGCCCTCAAGAGGCTCATGGAATAAGGCGTGCATAATGGCCCATGCCACGTCGCCGTGGCTGACGTCTTTGGAGCGGTCAGTGACAAAGGTGGCGTTGCGGCCAGTGGCGGTCATGGTTTTGCGGATCGACATAAACGCGGTGGCAATATCAATGCAGCCAGCATCAAACTCCAGACGGCCGCCATGAATAATATTTTTAGCCTTATAAATCAGGTCAGCTTTCATCTCTAAGCTGTAGTGAATAGCGTTAACCGCCGGGAAGAATTGCCGCACCAATTGCGTCACGGAACGGCCCAGACCGGTATCATCAATGCCGATATAGGTGACGTTATAGCGCTCGGTGATCTTTTTGATATTGCTGGCTTGATCGGCAAAATCCATGCCTTTCCACTGGTGGCGCTCCAATACCCTGAATTTACCGCCCGCCACCACTGGCGGCGCAATGACGGCACAACCGGCACTATCACCGGTGCTGGCGGGGTCGTAGCCAATCCACACCGGACGATCGCCAAAGGGGCGCAGCGCCAACAGTTTGACGTCTGACCATTTTTCCCAGCTATCGACCATACAGCGCTGCATTTCGGCCAGCTTGAATGTGGAGGCGTTATCGTCAATAAAGCCGCACATAAACAGGTTTTCAAAATCTTCCTCGCTGTTTTCATTGCGTAATTCATCAATATCAAACAGGTCGCAGCCACCTTTCAGTGCATCCTCAATGGTGACAATCTGGCGGTACTGCTTATCCTCACACAATCGGCCAGCGGCCAGCCGGGGATAGCTGACATCAATTTCAATGCGTTTGTTTTTAGCCTTGCCTTTGTTAAACAAGGTGCCAGCCCAGAACGGGTAAGCCTCATGTGAGGTGCTGGACGGCGTAGAAAAATAGGTGGAGCGGTATCTTTTCTGCGAGGCCATGCCCGATGCGGCGCGGCGCAATTTTTGAAAGCCGGGTATCCAAAAATATTCATCCAGATAGAGATTGCCGGGGCGGCCCTGTGCGGTGCTGGCGTTGGTGCCGAGAAAGTGCATTTCCGCGCCATTGGGTAAAATAATCACCTCACCGCGCAAATCAACATCCACTTGGCGCGCCGCCGCGACAATATAGTTTTTAAACTGGTGCGCCTGCGCTTTGGAGGCGGAAACAAACATCTGGTTGCGGCCAGTGTCGAGCGCATCAAGCAGCGCTTCCCATGAGAAAAAGTAGGTTGCACCGACTTGGCGGGATTTTAAGAAGTTACGAATACGGAAATCAGGCGATAAACCGGCTTCATACCAGTTACGTTGATAGTCGAACATGGATTCATTGAAAATATCTTTCAGCTTGGCAACCTGCGCCTCACTGAATACATTTTTCTGCGCGGCTTTGCGTGTTCCGCTGTTGCGCTTCTCAATATTGGGATTGAGATCGGCCTCATTGCCGCCATCATTGTATTTACCAATGCGGGCGTGGCGTTCAGCTTGTCGGCCCAGCAAGTCAATCTCTTTGTAGTCTTTCGGCTCCTTGACAGGTTTCATGATCAGGCGGCAATATTCCGCTGCCGTGGTCAGTTGCATCTGATCCAGTGGCCCGTAGGCGTCCCACTTGTCGCGGCGCTTCCAACTGTGTACCGTGACCGCTTTCTCACCGATCATTTCCGCAATTCGGGCAATGCGCAGCCCTTGCCAGTAGAGATACATGGCTTGACGGCGGGGATCTAAATCGGCATTGATAAGAACGCTTTCCATGTGAAATAGCCTGTTTTTTTGCTTAATTGCAGCAAGGCTACCTATCCGCACCTCCCCCATCCCGCATTACGCCTTGTGTCAGCCATAGCACAAGAGCGCCTGATTGTTCCGTTTGCCGCCGGTCGCCAACATAGGTCACTACTATCGAATCAGACCGGAATCAATCACATGCCAATATCTAAGTTTTTCCGTGCCGTGGTGGAGGGAGCGACCAGTGATGGCCGCCATGTTCCCCGCGCACACATCATTGAAATGGCCGAAAGCTACAACCCGGCATTTCGTGGCTCGCGTGCCAATCTGGAACATATCAAGAGCGTTTTGCCTGATAGCCAGTTCCGCGCCTATGGCGATATCACAGCAGCTAAATATGAAGAGATCAGTGACGGACCACTGAAAGGCAAATTAGCGCTGCTTGTCCAAGTGGATGCCACTGAAGATTTAGTGAAACTGCGTCAGGCGCGGCAAAAGGTCTACTCCAGCATTGAATATATTGAGAAATTCGCGGATACCGGCAAAGCCTATCTGACCGGCATTGGTTTTACTGACACTCCCGCCTCATTAGGCGCTGAAATGCTGACATTCTGTGCGCAAAGCGAACATAGCCCGCTGGCATCACGCAAAAGTCAGTCTGACGCCATTTTTACCGAAGCTACCGAAATCAATCTGGAATTTGAAGCCGAGCAGGAATCGAAAACCAACCTGCTTACCACCATTAAAACCATGTTCACCAAAAAGCAAACCGGTGATGATGCCCGTTTTAACGATGTGCATCAGGCGGTTGAGTTGGTGGCGCAGCAGGTTGAGGGGAAATTTAGTGCCCTTACCGCGCTGGAGCAGCGGTTTTCTGAGCTAAAAACCGCCAATGATGCGACCCAGCAAGAGCTTGATGAGCTGAAAACCACGCTCAGTAAAACAGATGGCAATTTCTCCCAACGCGAAAAATCAACCGGCAATGACAGCGCCATTCTGACTGATTGCTAACTCATTTCGCTTGCTACGTTAAGGATTTAATTTCACATGAAAAAAACCACCCGATTAAAGTACAACCAGTACCGCCAGCAGGTTGCTAGCCTGAACGGTTTGGACAATAAAGAGGATATCAGCGCGAAATTTACCGTTGAGCCGTCCATTGCGCAAAAGCTGGAAACCAAACAACAGGAGAGCAGTGTTTTCCTGTCCAAAATCAACGTGTATCCAGTGGATGAGAAAGAGGGTGAAAAGGTTGGCTTAAGCATTGACCGCCCGATTGCCAGCACCACGGATACCTCGAAGCAAGAGCGTGAAGCCTCCGACCCTAGCGGTCTGGATGGGACAAAATACAACTGTACTCAAACTAACTTTGATACCGCGCTGCCTTATATCAAATTGGATATGTGGGCTAAATTCCCTGATTTTCAAACCCGCATCCGTGATGCCATTGTGAAACGTCAGGCGCTGGATCGCATCATGATCGGCTTTAACGGCACTCATCGCGCGAAAACCTCTGACGGTAGCGTCAATAAGCTACTGCAAGACGTCAACATTGGTTGGCTGCAAAGTATTCGTGACGATGCCCCAAGTCAGGTGATGGATAAAGTGGTCGATGAGCAAGGTAGCGTGATTTCGGCAAAAATCCGCATCGGCAAAGGCGGCGATTTCCACAATCTGGATGCGCTGGTGATGGCGGCCACCGATGAGCTTATTCAGCCGTGGTTCCAAGAGGATACCGAACTGGTGGCGATTGTGGGCCGTCAGTTGTTGGCGGATAAATATTTTCCGATCGTCAATCAGGAGCAGCCCAACAGCGAAGCGCTAGCGGCCGATTTAATCATCAGCCAAAAGCGTGTTGGTGGTCAGCCCGCCGTGCGCGCCCCCTCTTTCCCGGCGAATGCCATCCTTATTACTCGTCTGGATAACCTGTCTATCTACTGGCAGGGCGGCACCCGCCGCCGCCACATTATCGACAATCCAAAACGGGATCGCATTGAAAACTATGAGTCTGTCAATGAAGCCTACGTGGTTGAAGATTTTGGCTGTGTGGCGTTGATTGAAAACATTGAATTCGGTGATTTTTCCGTTCCGGCTGAGGGTTAATCCATTATGAGCAACCCTGTCCGCCGCCATCGGCTATTTGTGGCGGCTCAGCAATCGGATTCACTGAGCGAGGCGGCCAGCCTGAGCCATGCCAGCAACTACGAGCTGTTGTTATTCAAGTTGCAGCAGGATATGGCCCAATTGGGCCGTATTGAGTCGATTGCCCGTAAAGCCGAGGTTAAGCAAGGCATGTTGCCTACCTATCAGCCGTGGGTAGCGGGTGTGCTGGCGAAAGATAGCGGCGAGCAGGATGACATTCTGATGCGCATGTTGATTTGGCATCTGGATGTGGGCGATATCACCCGCGCTCTGGATATTGCGGAGTATGCCATCAAGCATGATTTGGTGACGCCGGACAGCTTTAAGCGCACCACCGCGTGCCTGATTGCCGAGGAAGTGGCCGCCATTGCGCAGCGCACCTTGACTGACCAAAAACCACTGGATACCCCGCAGCTATTACGCGCCCAACAAATTCTCACCGGTCAGGACATGCCGGATATGGTTTGCGCCCGCCTGCTTAAGTTTGTCGGTTATGCCCTACGTCAGGACGGCGACAATGTTCTCGCACTGGCAAACCTGAAAACGGCGCTGCAACTGGACGATAACAGCGGTGTGAAAACTGATATCAAGAATCTTGAGAAGCTGATTAAAGCCGCCTCATAACCTTACGCCCCGGCGAGGGCGGCACGCTGGCTAACCCAGAATATTGATTACTCTGGCAAAGCCAACGTCCACCGCCCGTTTATTTTGCGAGTGTCAGCATGGAAATCGTGATCAACGGCAATCAAAAACCAGAAGCGCCAGAACCGGTGGAGCCAATGGAAAACACGGTTATCAAAAATGAGGGTTTCTGGCCGGATATCGATCTGAAACAGTACCGTGAAGAGTCGCGCCAAGACGGCACTCTCACGCAGCCGCGTGTTATTGAGGCGGCGCTGTTTGCCATCAATGAGGTCAATAATCGGCTGACGCTCTGGCGCTTAACCCAGCAACAGCGGGGCTATCGGTCACTGGCTGAGGTACCGGCGGAAAAACTGAACGAAGAGAGCACCCGTATTCAGTTGTACCGTACGGCGGTGTTTTGCCTGATGCAAGCCCGTTTAACTGATCGTTTTCGCGGCTTTGATACCACCGGCGCGGGCGGCAAGCGGGCCGATTCACTGGAACCCACTATTGATAATCTGCGCCGTGATGCTGCCTGGGCAATTAACGATATTCAGGTGATCAACCGCATGACGGTGGAGTTGATTTAATGCGCATTCTGGCCCAGCAGTACGACACCGTTGACGCCATGTGCTGGCGCTACTACGGCCGCACTGAGGGGGTGACAGAAAAAGTGCTAGCGGCCAATCCGGGGTTATCTGCTATCGGGCCAGTGTTACCGCACGGTTATCCGGTGGAGATGCCCGAAGTCAGCGCCGCTGTCACCACGCAAACCCTGCAACTTTGGGACTAATTGCACAATTCCCCATAGGGGGTAACGGATATGAAAATGCCAGAAAAAGATCCAAGTTGGATAGGTGCGCTATTGGACTTTTATTCTACTCACTCCACGACAATAAACGGCTTTCTAGTCGGCTCCATTGTGGCGTTTCGGCGCGTGATCTGGGGGGGTGGTAAGTTGCGCGAAGGCATTGGTGAGGGGGTGGTGTGTGGGCTGGTCGGCGTCAATATCGGCCCGGTCATCTCCCCGATGCTGATCCGCGCCATTGATGCCATTCCGTGGCTAAACGGCGCGTTAACCGAAGTTGCCGCCGGAAAAGTGGAAATCTTTATCAGCTGCTTGATCGGGCTAATCGGCTTGCAGGCTATCCGTGAGTTGGTGTTTAAAATTGTTAACAAAAAGGCGGGAATCTCTGATGCCAAACCATAAATTTATCTTCGGCAAGGCCAGCGAAAGTAATTTGATCGGCGTACATCCTGATTTGGTCAAGGTGGTGCGCCGCGCGCTGGAATTGACCCCGATTGATTTTAAAGTGATTGAGGGCCGCCGCACGCTGGAACGCCAGCGCGAACTAGTCAAGGCCGGAGCCAGCCAAACCCTGAACAGCCGCCACTTAACCGGCCATGCGATCGATATCGTACCGCTGCCAGACGGTAAGGTCAGTTGGGAGTGGAAATATTTCTACCCGATGGCCGATGCGATGAAACAGGCCGCCGCCGAACTGTGGATCGCCGTGGAATGGGGCGGTAACTGGGCCACCTTTAAAGACGGCCCGCATTTTCAATTGCCTGCCCGTCAATATCCGGGCTAACACTATGCCACTCTTCAACACCGCCCCGCTCGCATGGGCGATTGCCACCGCCTTACTGCTAGCCAGTGGCGTACAGACTTACCGTTTGTCTGAGGCGCGCCAAGTGGTGATTGACCAGCAGGCAGCCGAGGCGGCCAGCAAAAACGGGCAGCTTATCGCGCTGGCACTGACCGCCAATGCCAATAATCAGGCACAGGCACAATTGCGCCAACAGGTTGCCAGTACGGATCAGTTGTTGGCGCAACGCAATAGCCAAATCAAGAGGTTATACCGTGAAAATGAAACCTTACGCCGCTGGGCTGATACTCCCCTGCCTGATGATATTATCCGGCTGCGCCAGCGACCTGCCTTTACCGGGGCCGCAGATTACCGTCAATGGTTGTCCGAGAGTCACGCCTTGCCCATTTCCGGCAACGGAACCGCACACTAACGGTGACTTAAGCGACGATATTGACCAGTTGGAAGCAGCGTTACACGCTTGCGCGGCGCAGGTTGATACTGTACTGGCTTGCCAGCAAGGGGCAGCCAATGTTAAAACCTGATTCGCTGCGCACCGCCATTTTAAAAGCGGTGCCGTATATCAAGCAAAACCCAGACTGCTTACATGTCTTTATTGATAAAGGGGCGATTATTTCCACGCTGGCCCCGTCATTATCGTTTGAGTATCAGTACACCTTAAATCTGGTGGTGACCGATTACGCTGATAGCATTGATTTGATTGTGGTGCCGATCCTGCATTGGTTGCGCACCAACCAGCCGGATATTATGGCAAATCCCGATAAGCGTCAGGATGGTTTCACCTTTGAGGCCGACTATCTGGATAATAAGGTCTGTGATATCAGCTTTGACATTAAACTCACTGAGCGAACCATTGTTAAAGAGCAAGACGGAACGTTAACCGTGACGCATATGGAAGAGCCGGTGCCACCGGAATATTTTGTCAAAAGTTACAAAGTGAATGTTGACGGTAAAACCGTGGCGGAGTGGGCCGCATGAATGATCTGCATGAGCTAGACCAAACCCTATCAATTTTACTGGCGCAATTATCCCCACAGGCGCGTGGTGCGTTTATGCGTCAGGTAGCCAAAGAGCTACGCCAGCGCCAGCAAAAGCATATTCAGGCACAGCAGAACCCGGACGGCTCACCCTTTGTACCGCGCAAGAAGAAACGCCGCGATAAACAAGGCCGCATCAAGCGCAAGATGTTTACCAAGCTGCGCACCGCCCGTTATATCAAAAATGAATCCAACGCCGACGAGGCCGCAGTGACCTTTAGCGGCAAGGTTAATAATCTGGTGCGGGTGCATCACTACGGCTTGCGGGATAAGGTCACAAAGAGCGGGCCAACGGTGAAATACGAGCGCCGCCAGTTGCTAGGCTTTACTGACGGCGATAGTGAATGGATTGGGGATCTGGCGTTAACTTATATATCCTTAAAATGAAGATGTGTACGCTCACAGAGCAACCAACTTGTCTTTACGCGCTACTCGACATATCCTTATAGTGTAGAGTAAAAAAATCACGATGGAGGTCGTATGTTTGGATGGCTCAAAGGCAGTGTTAAATCAAAAATAGAAAGTGAATACACAAACAATATGAAAGTTGTTGGGAATGGTGGTGTGTATATTTCTGCTGAAGAATTAGCCGTATTACCTGAAGTTAAGAAAATGCAAAAGTTAGCAGAGGAAATAGTAAAACGGGATCGTGCCACCATTAAAGGATAACATAACTTGCTTGTATTACTTCTGATCCCAATATTAGTTAGTGGATATATAATGATTTCTGCTAACCCTTATCATTATTATAGATTACATCGTCACGACGGCCAGCTTTTATATTTGAAAGCCATTGCATTAGGCGTTGGGTGTGTTATTTGCGCGTTACTTTTAGATGCCTTACTAAAACTATTTTTCTTTGAGAATAGATTAATAGAAATCGTATCTGAAAAAATAAAAATATCGGGTGATATTAATAAAGACAAAATATATTTATGGTTTGTTTTTATATCATTCCTAACATTGGTGCTGGCTTTTTTTTGGGTGTTTATTATATTTATAAAAAATACTATACTAGGTGGTTATTATAGTAAGAAATATAAAACAAACTTCTTCGGTGCTAGAAAATTGAGGGTTTTAAAAGAGACCTTTAATGAAGGATCTTTTGATGCTTTACTATTTAATGCCATGGAAAGGAAAGATAAACGTTCTGTCTTGATAAACCTTGATTCTGGTAAAGTTTATGTTGGCCTGATAAACGCAATTGGTGAACCTACCGAAAATGAAGGGCCAAACAGTGATATATCGATACTCCCAATAATGTCAGGTTATCGTAATAAAGACACCCAACAAATAAAATTCACCAATATATATTCAGGTGTATCTAATAAAAACCATAGTATGAGTGTTATTATCGATGCTAATGAAGTTACGCATATATCTTGGTTTGACATGGATGAATACCAAAAAACAAATGACACTGCACCTAGTTATAAAAAAACAGAACCCACCTCGCCTCCAATAAAACAAGCTGAGAGTAAGAATGCCAGTTTGTTTTGCCGCTTTTTTGGTAAATAATATTAAGAAAACTAGCTATCAGTAATCATATATCGATGGCTAGCTCTTAATTTAAAAGATAACTTCGTATCTAAAACATCTTCCTTGTGCCATCCCCCACACAAAACCCATCACATGCCGCGCGCGCCCGTAGGCGGCAGACTGACCGCATGAATATCCTTATTGCTGGCCTTAAACGCCTGTTGGCTAACATTATCCGCATTGGCATCGTCTCAGAGGTCGATCTTGCTAACGGATTGTGCAGAGTCAAGATAGGCAACCTTGAAACCGATTGGCTCAATTGGCTCACCCTGCGCGCCGGTCGGGTACGTTTTTGGTCTGCGCCATCCAAGGGTGAGCAAGTGATGGTGTTGAGCATTGGCGGCGAACTCACCACCGGTTTTGTGCTGCCCGCCATCTTTTCGGATACTAATTCTGCCCCGTCACAATCGGCGGATGGCATGGTGATCACCTTTCCTGATGGTGCGCGGTTTGAGTATGAGCCGGAAACCAGCCACCTAGCCGTAACCGGAATAGCCACGGCAGTGATTGAGGCCAGTGAATCAGTCACTGTCACTGCCCCCAATATCACCTGTACCGCCTCGGTCAAAATCACACTGGATACACCGGAAGTGGAATGCACCAATAACCTGACTACCGCCACCTTAGAAGTGAAACAAGGCGGCAAAATGAGCGGAAATATTGAGCATTCCGGCGGCCAGTTTTCATCTAATGGGGTGGTGGTTGATAAGCATAATCATGGCGGCGTGCAGCGTGGCGGTGATTGGACTGAGGGGGTTAAATGATCAGCGATAAATATTGCGGTATGAACCGTAACACTGGCTTGCAGATCGACGATATTGACCATATTCGCCAATCAATCAGCGACATTCTGACCACGCCGCAAGGCACGCGGGTGATGCGCCGTGATTATGGCTCACTGTTATCCACCCTGATCGACCAGCCACAAAATCCCGCTCTGCGCCTCAAAATGATGGCGGCGGTGTATGGCGCGGTGATGCGCTGGGAGCCGCGTGTGACTTTAAATGCCATCAGTATCACCACCCAGATTAACGGCCAGATGATAGTGGATCTATCCGGTAGCCGCACCGATAGCGATAGCGATAGCGATAGCCGGTTGAGTTTGGCCGTGCCAATAGGAGGCCAATAGTGGCAATCATTGATTTAAGCCAGTTACCGGCCCCGCTGGTGATTGAGTCACTGGATTTTGAAAGCCTGTTTGCCGTGCGCAAAGAAGAATTTATCGCCCTGTATCCGGCTGACCAACAAGACGCGGTGCGTCTAACGCTGTCATTTGAGTCGGAACCCATAGTGAAACTGTTGCAGGAGAGTACCTACCGTGAATTGCTGTTGCGTCAGCGTGTCAATGAGGGGGCGCAGGCGGTGATGGTGGCTCATGCGATGGGCAGTGATTTAGATCACCTCGGCGCAAACAATGGTATTGCGCGGCTGACCATCACCGCGGCCAATCCCGACGCCATCCCACCCACTGCCGCAGTGATGGAGTCTGACGACGATTTCCGGGTACGTATCCCGCAGGCTTTTGAGGGTTTGAGCGTGGCCGGGCCAACCGGCGCTTACGAATATCACGCCCGCAGTGCCGATGGCCGGATTGCTGACGCCTCCGCCATTAGCCCATCTCCCGCTTGCGTTACCGTTACTGTGCTCTCTCGCGAGGGGAACGGCATAGCCGCACAAGATTTATTGGATAAAGTTTTTACCGTGCTGAACGATGAGAACGTGCGCCCGGTGGCGGATCGGTTAACCGTCAACTCCGCCGATATCGTGGAGTATCAGATTGACGCCACACTCTATTTTTATCCGGGGCCGGAAGCCGAGCCGATTCGCGCGGCGTCCGAAGCCCGATTGCAAAGCTATATCAGCACCCAGCGCCGGTTAGGCCGCGATATTCGTCTATCGGCTATTTATGCCGCGCTGCATGTTGAGGGGGTGCAACGGGTGGAGCTGGTCGCGCCGCTGGCAGATATGGTGTTGGATAGAACGCAGGCCGCTCACTGCACCGGTTATACCTTGACGGTGGGCGGCTCCGATGAATAAGCCCTTATTACCAGTTGGCTCTACCCCGCTGGAGATCGCCGCCGCACAAGCCTGTGCGCGTATGGCGGATATTGATGTGCCATTGAGTAAGCTGTGGAATGCCGACACTTGCCCGCTGGTGTTACTGCCCTATCTGGCGTGGGCGTGGTCGGTGGATCGTTGGGATGAGAACTGGCCGAAAGCGACTAAACGCTCAGTGGTGAAAGCCGCTTACATCGTGCATAAGCGCAAAGGCACTATTGGCGCGATTCGGCGTGTGGTGGAGCCGCTCGGCTATCTAATCAAGGTGATTGAATGGTGGAAAACCAACGAGACACCCGGCACCTTTCGCCTTGATGTGGGGGTGCTGGAAACCGGCATTACCGAGGAAATGTATCAAGAGCTGGAGCGGCTGATAGACGATGCCAAGCCGTGCAGCCGCCATCTGATCGGCCTGTCGATTAATCTCGATGTAAACGGAACGATCCCCATCAGCGCCGCCAGCTATGACGGCGACGAAATGACCATTTACCCCTATCTACCCGAAACCATTACCGTCACCGGCCAAGGCTATTGCGGCGGCGTGGTACATCTGATTGATGATATGAGAGTGAACCCATGACAGTGAAATATTTTGCGCTACTGACCAATTTGGGGGCGGCCAAGCTGGCAAATGCGGCCGCTCTCGGTACTCAATTACAGATTACGCAAATGGCTGTGGGGGACGGCGGCGGCGCATTACCCACACCTAGCCCAGCACAAACGCAACTTATCGCCGAGAAACGCCGCGCTGCATTGAATTCATTGAGTATTGATGCGGCCAATAGTAGTCAAATCATCGCCGAGCAAGTGATCCCCGAAACGGACGGCGGTTGGTGGATACGTGAAGTTGGGCTGTTTGATAAAGACGGTATTTTGATCGCCATTGCCAACTGCCCGGACACCTACAAGCCACAGTTACAAGAGGGCAGCGGCCGCACGCAGACCGTGCGTATGGTGTTGATTGTCAGCAGTACCGACGCGGTCACGCTGAAAATTGATCCCTCGGTGGTGCTGGCGACGCGTAAGTACGTAGATGATAAAGTGATTGAGGTTAAGCAGTACGCCGATAACCTACTCACCGAGCACATTAAAGTGCCGAATCCTCATAAGCAATACTTGCAGATTGCCCGTCTTTTTTCTGAAATTAAGTCTCTGGGGCCGGAATATGTCACCCTCGCACTGGATAACCTTGACTTAGGTGAAGATAAATTTCACGGACGATTACTTGGGGTATCAAAATTCACCACCTCAACGACCTATAAAAAACCATCAGCCAAACGCATTAAAGTTACCGTGGTCGGTTCCGGTGGTGGTGCAGGTGGCACACCAGTAACCGGCGCAAATCAAGTCTCGATCGGTTCCGGTGGTGGCGCAGGCGGTACCTCAGTTTCATTCTTTGATGTTGATGACCTTATATTTCCCATTGAATTAACCGTAGGTAAAGGCGGGAAAGGTGGCATTAGCGGGGCTGAACCAACCAGCGGAACCAGTAGCAGCTTTGGCTATTATATGTCCAGCGAAGGTGGGTCACGCGCAGCATCGGGTATTGCTTTTGAAATTGGCACCTCTTTGTTAATGTCCAATGGTGGCGGGGGTATCGGTGTGGGTGGGAACCATTTAAACGCTCGCGGAGGGGCTGGAACACCGGCTATTTCTATCGGCGCGGGTTATGAGAGTGGGGCAGGTGGCTGTTCTTCCTTGTCAGCGGGCGGAAACCCAATAGCAGCCGGGGGAACGGCGGTGACCGGCGAACACGGCATACTCGGTTCTGGTGGCGGCGGTGCCTATGCCCCGAAATCTACCGGTATGCTCTCAGGGGGTAACGGTGGAGACGGGATCATTATTATTGAGGAATATGCATGAAAAAATATATACGTGTAAACAGTTCGGGTCTTTGTGCCGAGTTACTGGAAACTGACAAAGATATTACTCTGTTATTCCACCCCGCAATGCAGTGGATAGACATAACCAAAGCAAAACCACAGCCGGATATCGACTGGCATTATGATGGCAGTGAATTTACGCCACCTGTCGAAGTGCGTCCAATCTAAATAGACGCCTGAATAGCCCCGCCAGCCGGGGTTTTCTGTTTCTCTCTTGTGCCACCCCTCACACAACCCCCATCACCTGCCCCGCGCGTAGTTATCCGGCATCATAGCGAATGAACGCTTAACCGGAGAAAAACGCATGTCTGCAACCGATTACCACCATGGTGTGCGCGTCATTGAGATTAGCGAAGGCACTCGCCCGATCCGCACTGTCAGTACGGGGTGGTCGGGATGGTCTGTACCTCCGATGATGCTGACGCCACCCTGTTTCCACTCAATACCCCGGTATTACTCACCGATGTGCTGGCCGCCAGCGGCAAGGCCGGTGAAACCGGCACATTAGCCCATTCACTGGATGCTATCAGCGACCAAACCAAGCCCGTGACTATTGTTGTCCGGGTAGCTCAGGGTGAAACCGAAGCCGAAACCACGTCCAATATTATTGGTGGCTCCACGCCAGATGGCCGCTATACCGGCATGAAAGCGCTGTTAGCGGCGCAGGGTAAGTTTGATGTTAAACCGCGCATTTTGGGGGTGCCAGGTCATGACACCAAAGCAGTTGCCACTGAACTGCTTGCTATTGCTCAGAGCCTACGCGCTTTTGCCTACATCAGCGCCTATGATTGTAAAACTAAAGAAGAGGCCATTATTTACCGCGATAATTTCAGTCAGCGGGAAGCGATGGTAATTTGGCCGGATTTCCTCAGTTGGGATACGGTCACCAACGCCGAAACCACCGCCTTTGCTACGGCCCGCGCCTTGGGGGTGCGCGCCAAGATTGATAATGATGTTGGCTGGCATAAAACACTGTCTAACGTCGGGGTGAATGGCGTCACTGGCATCAGTGCGGATGTGTTTTGGGATCTGCAAAACAGCGCCACTGATGCCAATTTACTCAATAGCAAAGATGTCACGACGCTGATCCGCAAAGACGGTTATCGTTTCTGGGGTTCCCGCTCTTGTTCTGATGATCCGCTGTTTGCCTTTGAGAACTACACCCGCACCGCACAGGTACTGGCTGACACTATGGCTGAGGCCCATATGTGGGCCAATGATAAGCCGCTTACCCCGTCACTGGCAAAAGACATTATTGAGGGCATTCGCGCCAAAATGCGCGAGCTGAAATCATTGGGTTATCTGATTGATGGCGATTGCTGGTATGACGATAGCGTGAACGATAAAGACACTCTCAAAGCGGGCCGCCTGTTTATTGATTACGACTATACACCGGTACCACCGCTGGAAGATTTAACCCTGCGCCAGCGCATTACCGATCGTTATCTGGCTAATTTCGCCGCCGCCGTTAATAGCTAAGGAGCTTAATTATGGCATTACCACGCAAACTTAAGTTCCTGAATGTATTCAATGACGGGAACAGCTATCAAGGGGTGGTTGAGTCCATCACCTTGCCCAAACTCAGCCGCAAATTTGAAGAGTTTCGCGGTGGCGGGATGAACGGCAGCGCCAAAGTTGATTTGGGGCTGGCCGATGGTGCTCTAGACGTTGATTGGACGCTGGGCGGTATTGAGTCCGAAATCTACAAGCAGTGGGGCGTGACCAAGGTCGATGGTGTGTTACTGCGCTTTGCGGGTTCCTATCAGCGCGACGATACCGGGGAAACTCACGCGGTAGAAATTGTGATGCGCGGCCGCCATGAGGAAATTGACGGCGGCGACAGCAAGCAAGGTGATAACACCACCACCAAGATTTCCACCAAAAACACCTACTACAAATTGACGTGGGACGGCGAAGTGCTGATCGAGGTCGATATTGTGAATATGGTTGAGATGGTCAACGGCGTCGATATGTTGGAAGCCCACCGCCGCAATATCGGCTTGTAACATGGCGGAAGCCATCGCGTGGATAATTTCGCACCTAATTTCATTTTTTATCTTTTACTTTATTTGGAAAGTCATCATGAAAGACGCAAAAACAACAGAGACCGGCGCGGAAATTGATACTGTCGCACTGGAGCAAGACAAATTTAATGTGATCACGTTGGATGTGCCTATTGTCCGGGGTAATACCACTATTACCGAAGTCACGGTGAATAAGCCCACCGCTGGCGCATTGCGTGGGGCCAAGTTGCAAGCGCTGTTAGATACCGATGTTGACGCACTGATCCGAGTGTTGCCGCGTATCACTACCCCGAATCTGACCGTGCCAGAAATCAGCAACCTTGATCCGGCTGATATCTACGCACTGTCTCAGGCACTGGCGCTTTTTTTCTTGCCGAACTCGGTCAAGTCCGACTTCCTGAGCGCTTAACGGTTGACGATTTGGTAGCGGATATTGCCGTTACCTTTCACTGGCCGCCATCCGCCACCGATCCAATGACTGTCGGCGAGCTTTTAGAGTGGCGACATAAAGCCATTATCCGTAACGGGGGCAGTGATGAGTGATAAGAACCTCCGCTTGCAGGTTTCTTTAAGTGCCATTGATAAAGTTACCAAGCCATTTAAATCTATGTTGGCCAGCAATAAAACGCTGGCCGCTTCCATTAAAGCAACGAAAGACCAACTCAAACAACTGGATGCACAATCTGGCAAAATTGAGGGTTTTCGTAAGAATAAAGTGGCGGTTAATGGTACTGCTCAGGCACTGGCCGCTGCCCGAGATAAAGCGCGCCAGCTTGCCACCGAATTAAAAAACAGTGCCGCCCCCACCGCTAAACAGGCGAAAGAGTTTAAGCGCGCCAGTGAAGAGGCCGCCAAGCTAAAACAAAAATATAATGACTTACGCACCGCGCTGCATACCCAACGCACCGCATTGCAAAGCAGCGGCATTGCCACCAATCGATTAGGTCAGGCGCAGCGATCCCTTAAAGTCAATATCACCAGCACCACCGCCGCACTGACTGCGCAACAGCGCCGATTAGAACAGCAAGCCCAGCAACAACAGCGCCTCAGTGCCGCCCGTAATCGCTTTGACAGTAGCAACCAACGCAAAGCCATTGCCGCTGGATTGGGTTACACCTCGCTATCCACTGGCCGTGCGATGGGCCGAGGGATAGCCGGAGCGCTGCATGTTGGCTATGAGTTTGACGGCATGATGAGTAAAACTCAGGCTGTTACCCGTATTCCTGATAAAAATGCCGCGGATATGCAGGCGATGCGCCATCAGGCCCGCACCTTGCCTCTCTCCTCTAAATTTACCGATCTGGAAGTGGCGCAAGGGCAATATTTCCTTGGTCGCACCGGTTATAGCCCAAAGCAGGTATTAGGCGCGATGCCGGGGATGCTGAATCTGGCCGCAGCCGGAGATATTGATCTCGGTACTACTGCGGATATCGCTTCCAATATTCAAACCGCGATGGGGATTCCGGCGGAGAAGATGGATCGGGTGGCCGATGTGCTGACCGCGTTATTCACCCGCAATAACGTGGATATCCCGATGCTGGGCGAGTCTATGAAGTACTCCGCCGGTGTTGGGCGCGAGTACGGCCAGAGTCTGGAAACCGTGGCCGCCTCTACCGCCATGCTGGGCAGTGCCGGGATTCAGGGCAGCCAAGCCGGTACCACTATGCGCAGTATTTTAAGTCGTATTGGTAACTCTAAAGCGGTGAACGACTTAGGGGTTAAGACCGCCGATAAAAACGGTAACATGCGCGATTTGGTGGATATCCTCAAAGATATCAGTGATAAAACCGCCAAAATGGGCAACGTTGAACGCGGCGCTATCTTTAAAAACATTGCCGGGCAATATGCCGTCACCGGTTTTGGTGTGTTGATGCACGCAGCCGGTAATGGTTCGTTAGATAAGATGCGCGGTAAGCCCGGTGAATATGATGGTGAAGCGGCGCGGGTAGCATCAACCATGCTGGATAACCTCAAAGGTGATATGACCATTCTGCACGCGGCGATGGAGAATATCAGCGTTGAATTATTTGAGAAAAATAATGATTGGTTACGCTCTGCCGCCAAAGGGATCAGCGAGTTTATGCACGGTGTGGCTGAATTCCTGAAAGCACACCCACAGGTCAGTACCGCGATAGTGAAGATAGGTACCGTAGTGGCTATCACTACCGCCGCATTTGGCGCGTTGGCTATTGCTGCCGTGGGTATTTTGGGGCCGTTTGCCTTATTGCGCTTCACCACCTCGGTATTGGGCATTCGCTTACTGCCTCGCCTGTCGTTTGGTATGTCCAAACTGGCAAGCACTACCCCTATCACCACCCAACAGATCGGCAACTTTAGCCGCTCACTGCTTACTCTGTCTAAAAATGGCGGTCAGTCGGCGATTGCCACCCTTAAAGGGCTGGGTAATGGTCTGGTTAATGTGGTGCGTTCGCCGGTTAAATCCGGTATCAGCGGTTTTAAAATGTTGGGTAATGGCATTAGCTGGCTGGCTAAATCCCCGCTTAAATTCCTGCGCTTTGCCCTCGGTGGCTTGGGTAGCCTGTTCGGCATCTTAATCAGCCCGATTGGCCTGATTGGGGCGGCCATCGTGGGCGCTGGCTTGCTGATTTACAAGTATTGGCAGCCAATTAAGGCATTTCTCGGTGGCGTGGTGGAGGGCTTTATGCAAGCCGCCGCACCGATTAGAGAAGCGTTGAAACCGCTGGGGCCGGTGTTTGATTGGATTGGTGATGCAGTTAAAAACGTGTGGAACTGGTTTAAAAAACTACTGGAACCCGTGCAATCAACCACCGCCGATTTAAACAGCGCCGCCAATGCCGGTAAGTCTTTTGGTCAGTTTCTGGCCGATGGCATTGATCTGGCAATGACCCCCCTCAAGGCGCTGATTTCATCCATTAAGTGGGTATTGGAAAAGCTGGATGAGGTGAAGCAGCGCTCCGAGAAAACCCGCGAACTGGCGCAAATGAATCCGGCGGTAGCCGCTGCCGCTGGCAACTACGGTATCACATGGAAGCCCGCGCCAAAGGGCAACAGTGCCGCTGATATCGCGGCTAAATATACCGGTGAATATGATAACGGCGGCACTATCCCATTGGGTAAATTTGGCGTGGTCGGTGAGCATGGCCCTGAAATTATTAACGGCCCGGCGCAAGTCACCGGCCGCCGCAATACGGCGGCAATGGCGGTTGCGGCTTCCATGCTATTTAGTGGCTATCAGGCCGCTGCCGCACCACTGCATCCGTACAGTTTACCCGCATCACAGTATCGCAGCGGCCAGATCAGCAACCCACAGCAAAATCAAACCAGCCATGCCGCGCCAATTATCAATATTTATCCGTTACCACAGCATGATGCACAGGATATTGCCCGCGAGGTGGCCCGCCAACTGGCGGCCTACAACAACAGGGAACAGAGTAAATCAAACCGTAGCTATCAAGACCATGACGACTAAGGAGCAATAACATGATGATGGCATTTGGGATGTTTGTCTTTATGCTGCAAACCGTCCCCTATCAAGATTTTCAGCATCAAATGGCATGGCGTCACCCGTCCAATGCGCGCATTAGCTTGCGGCCCATCAGTCAATTTTTAGGGCCAGATGAAGAATCCATTACCTTATCCGGTGTGTTATACCCCGAATTGACCGGCGGTAAAGCCTCGCTCATGGCCTTGCAATTGATGGCTGATACCGGCAAGGCTTGGTCATTGATTGAGGGGAACGGGGCGATCCACGGCATGTTTGTGATTGAGAATCTGAGCCGTGGCAAAAGCTTTTTTTTCCGTGATGGCTCGGCGCGTAAAATTGAATTCACGCTGACGTTAAAACGTACCGATGAATCATTAAAAGAGATGTTTGGTGATTTATCCCAGCAATTTGACGATATCGCGACTCAAATATCGAACACCGCCAGCGGATTATTATCATGACAATGATAGATAGCCTGTTAAATAACGGTCATAACGCACCGGATTATTCTATTACCGTGGATGGCATTGATAAAAGCGGCGGCATTAAAAAGCGGTTGATGTCGTTAACTTTGACCGATAATCGGGGCTTTGAAGCGGATCAGCTTGATATTGAGTTAGATGATTCAGACGGTAAATTAGTGCTGCCCCGTCGCGGAGCAAAAATAGCCGTTGCGCTAGGTTGGCAAGGGGCTGCTCTGATTGATAAAGGCATATTCACCGTAGATGAAATAGAGCATAGCGGCGCACCGGATAAGCTGACTATTCGCGCCCGCAGTGCGGATTTTCGTGAAACGCTCAATATTCGCCGTGATCACTCTTACCATAAGACCACGATTGGCGGGATAATTAAAACCGTTGCCGAGCGAAATAAACTCACGCCAACATTAAATAAAGCGATGTCTGATTTAGCTGTTGACCATATAGACCAAACCAACGAATCAGACGGTAATTTCATTACCCGGTTGGCGAAACAATATGGCGCTATTGCCGCGGTGAAAAATGGCAATTTGTTATTTATTCGTCAGGGCCAAGCGAAAACCGCCAGCGGTATACCCATTCCGGTGATGAGCATTATCCGCAGCTTGGGTGACGGCCATCAATTTAGTATGGCTGACCGAGGCGCTTATACTGGCGTGGTGGCGAACTGGCTCAACACCCGCACCACCGAAAAACCAGTAGTTAAGGTAAAGCGAAAACGCAAACGTAAGGCGACCACTACCGCCAAGCCCAAAGAACCCGAAGAGAAACAGGGCGAATATCTGATCGGTACCGATGAGAATGTGCTGACCTTACGTACTACTTACGCCAGTAAACACAATGCACAGCGAGCGGCTAAATCGAATTGGGAACGGCTGCAACGGGGCGCGGCGAAATTCTCTATTCAGCTTGCAAAGGGGCGCGCAGATCTCTATCCCGAAGTACCAGTTAAAGTGACCGGATTCAAAAAGCAGATTGACGAGGCCGACTGGACGCTAGTCACTGTTACTCACTCAGTGAGTGATACCGGTTTTACTACTGCGCTGGAATTGGAAGTAAAAATAGATGATTTGGACATGGAATGATGATTTTTAATCAATAATCACGCATAATTATCATTAACACCGACCATAGTCGGGATGATACCGGAGTCCGGATCATGTTCAATTGCCCTTTGTGCCTCAGCGCAGCCCATACCCGCAGTAGTAGCCAAATCACCATCGAAACCAAAGAGCGCTATCACCAGTGCATTAATGTGAATTGCGGCCATACCTTTGTGACGATGGAAAGTTTTATGCGTTCAATATCGAAGCCCGGCGAGATTAACCCGGTGATGCCTCACCCACAAAGTGGCGGTCAGGTGGTCATGTTCTGA